TATCTTTTAGAACAGGACCACCGGGAGCGTTTGCGTATGTACTTAACACTGCCTTGTATCCGTCCATTGTAGCCTGTGCAATACTTGCCGCCTTGTTAACGTTGAAAGCAACCTCCGCAGCCTTGCTACTTCTATCTGCGAACAATTCAGCCACACCTGAAGCGAGTTTAATGCCGTCTATTGCCATTTTTGCTTTAGCTTCTGCTAGGTCTTTAGATTCTTTTTTCTCCCTATCGCTTAACGCTTTCTTTTCATCTAGTGCCTTTTTGTCTATGGCTAGTAAATCATCTTGCAACTGTTGACGCAGTTGCTTTTCAATTTCATTAGTCAACAATCCCTCCTCTTGCAATCGTGCTAACTTATCTTCAAACTGTGCCGTTCTTATTGCTTTCTCTTTCTCGTAGCCTTCATCCATCATTTCAATAGCGAGGGCGTCTTGTTTTGCGTAGAACTCCTGCATCCGAATAGCTTCCGCTTGTTGGTCTGCTTCGCTTTTTTCTATACGATCTTTTTCCGCTTGCAAAATCTCTGCTTGCACCTTCTGCTCTGCTTGTATTCTTTGACTTCCATACAACTCAATTAAACGCGCTCTTTCACTTTGGGTGAGTTCCTCGTTTAGTTTAGCATCTTCGATAAGTCTATCGTAGTTTAGTTGTATCTCCTTCTGTTGCTTATCGAAACCATCAGCCATTAAAGCGAGTTCCTCATCTTGGATTTCGCGTTCAATCTCAATACGAGTGTCACGGTATGCTTTGTAATCTTCAAAGCGTTGTTTACGGTCTGCTTTAAGTTGTGCAAGTTCTTCGGCTGCTTGCTCCTTTTGCTTTTCGATAGCGTCCGAGCGCTCCTTTTCTGTTTGCGCGTTGAAGTATTGAACATCACGAAGTGATTGTTTATATTCGGCTCTTTTATCACGTACTGATTTAGCAAGGGCGACCATTTCTTTATAGTCTAAATCGCCTTTTATCTTCTCTGCTTTATATCGTTCTTTTAATGCTTCTAACTGCGCTTCGTTGGTGTCTCGTAGCCTTTTAACTTTTTTACGCTCTAGTGCTTCCGTGTCTTTCCCAGAAAGTTCAGCCATCCGAATCTCGTGATCTAGTGCGGCTGTTATTCGTGATGTTGCTTCCTCGTATGCTCTAGCGCGTTTCTCTGCTGCTTTTGCGCTTGCTTCCGCCGCGTCTTGTTCTGCGTAATTGGTAAGACCTAGCCAATCCAAGAAGTCTTTTAACTGTTGAACTACCCAGCCAATAGCGTCTCCGATTGCTTCGAATATTGCGGTAAGAAATCCTAACTCGTCCATTAGTTTAACTATCGCGGCAATTATTGCGAATACGATAGCGGCAATCAAAAACAAAGGATTTGTTAAAAGTGCCTTGCCTAAATTTAGGAACACGCTACCTAGTTGTTTGATGGATTTAATAGCCGAACCGAAAGAAATGTTACCAGCTGCGTTCGCAAGGCTTCCCGCTTGTTTACTTGCTGTCTCAAAGTCTAGTCGCATTAATGACGTTCCAACGTCTGCCAAACCGTCACCGAATACCGAGAATCCTTGATTGTCCGCTAATATATCTACTTGCTTATCAACCTCGATAATGGTTTTACGCATTCGAACCGCTTCCTTTTGCAGCATTCGGAACTCGTCTGAATTTGCTTCGCCCGCCAAAGCCATTTCGTACATCCTATCCTCTAACTCCCCTAGTCGTGAAGATAAAGGTTTCACGCCTTTGTATGCTTCCTCGAATGTAGCGTCTAAATCCCTATTAGATTTTACCGCGCTATCTGTTGCTTTCTTAGTATCTCGAAGTTGTTTATTGTAGTCTACTAGCTTACTTTTGCCTTCCTCAAAAGACTTTGATAATTTCTCTGCTTTCTTTGGGTCGGTGGTGTTATCAAGTTCCTGTTTGGTCTTTTTTAACTCCTCTCGAAAGGCTTTAATACTATCGCCTTGAATGTTTAGTTTAATATCTATTTGCTCTGCCATGGCTTTAATTTGGGTAGTTTTCTAAAATATAAGCATCAATAATACTTATTATCCTATCTTTAAAATCCTGTGTTACGTATCCTGCTGGATTATTATTTTCAGTAACTACTACAGCTTCTGCGTATTCCTTTGCAGTCTTCCACCATCCTGTACTCCCCAACATTATAATTAACGGTAAGTACGCCTGTTCAATTTCTTGATTTACCGCTCTTGGTACTCCGTTATCAGTATTTTGCAATAACTCTGCTGAAAGTGAATCGATCATTTCTCTAGCATCATCCCGCCTGTGTTTGTATTCAGGCGCCTGAATAGTTATAAAATCGTTAGCGTCATGATCATTAATTACCTGAAGTATAATAGGTTCATCTTCAATATTCACCCCGTTAAATGTATACGAGTACCCAATAGAAGTAATACTAACTATTTCTACTTCTTCCGCTTCAATTTCTTTAATTAAAGTCGTAGAGTTAATTTCTTTTGTTATTTGTAATACTATCATTTTACTTTCCAATATTCACAAGATGCCTGTAATATTTCGAGGGTTGCATTTCCTGCGGATACCGCCCCTCTTATCTCTATATTAAAAGATGAAGTCTCAGTAAATGTAACGTACCCAAACTCACTATATCTCATTTGTTCATCAGCATCTTTACGCTCTCTTATTTCAACCTCTTTAATTTTCACGCCGTCAACATACATTCCCAACATTGAAAGCGCGGTTCCTCTATTATTAGTATATATCGCACTAACGGCAAACCTATATTTTCCCTCTGGAATATCCGACACTCCCAATTCGTAAAGCGTTGTAGTCGGATCGTTGGCATTATACCCTGACGTAGAAGTGGTAGATGTTCTTATATCGTTTACATCCTCTGTATTATATTGCCCGAATGGATAGTCAATATTTAAGCCTGCTTTCTCTACTGTTGTTTCATTCCCGATTATCGTCGTTTTAGAAAACCCTGAAGGAATAGTATTATTATCCCCCATAACTTTCGCACCGTTAGCGTTTACCGTGTTCTGATTACCTTGGATAAACACGTTGTCACCCGTCACAAAATTATACGCTCCCTGTATCTGTACTTGCCCGCTGCCTATTACTATATTTGTATCGTCTGCTACATCGGTATAAAAGTCCGTCACAACGTCATCATAAAGTATATTCGGCTTAATTGGTGGTTGTGGATTTAATACTTTAAGTCCGCTTTTTTCGTCCGCTGTAATTAAATCTACCTTTGTTAACGTTCGCTTCGTTGCGTTGTAGTTATGGACTTTCTCAATATAAAAGTATCCGTTATCTTTTATATAAATACTCCAATCTAACCTCGTTGAAAGTTTCTGAAAATCTAACTCAGTCAAATCAAAATACGCGCTTAGTCTACTCCCTTGGTTTATCGTTGTCGTTTCGCGTTGGTGGTGTAAGTTGTATATATAATTCGAGGTTTGTCCAGCTTGGAAAGCGTGAAATATAACCTTTGGCGCATTAAAGCAAATCGAAAAGTTTGGCGTAAAATCACTGTCAAACATTGAGGTCATGTTGTACTCTGAAATGAAAGCGAGTTCGGACGCATTTGTTACAATGTCGTCATAGAATGGATATTGGTATATCGTTCCTAGACCGTTATGAAGTAAAACACGGAGATTCCCTTCGGGGTTTATACCGTTAATTGACGGCAATGGGAAACCTAATCCCGACTGAACGGATGGCGTAGGAGAATACATCACTTGGTTAACATCAGTTCCAACCGTGTACTCGTTATCTAAAACTATTAAACTCTCTCCGTAAGTATCTGTAAACTCATTTTGATACGCTTCGTTTATCGTGTCCTTACCTTCTTTGTACTTAAATACTTGGTCTCGTTTAACCTCGTTGTTTAGGAATGTGATACTATTAGGTTGTGCTTCTTGTAACTTGTCAGTCCAATCCCATAACTGCCCGTCATCGTAATACTTATCCCTAGTCTTTACAATTATGTTACGCTCGTTATCGGGGTCAGGAACAGGATACAAATTATACGTTTTCATAACCGCGCTAATAAGGTCGCGTTGCTTTATTCCTTTTGGAATAAACTTATCAATGTCTACCGCTGAATTTTTGACTAACTCCGTAATATCGGGGACTGCCTTAAACTCTAAATTCGTTATGCTTATATCGAACTCTAGTCTCACATCTTCTCCCGTTGCTTGGTCTACAAATTTACAAGGAACATTAACTAGCAAGGAAGAAGTATCAAGGCTTACAATGGATGAAAAACCCCCCGTAAATGTGTCCATTATTGCGCCTGAAAAATTGAAATATCTACCCATTACAACCGCGTGAACATCAAACTTTTCGTTTGCGTCAAATATACCTAGGTTTGCAAATGATGCGTTTGTTCCACTTCCTAGTGATTGCCATCCAGAAGCGTAAGTGTATGTACCTCCGTTAGTAAAATTCACAACCGTTGTACCAGCGTCAATGTATGCCGTCTTTGTGTTGTCCGTTGTGCTTTGCGCTACTAGCGTTATTTTAACCTCGCATCCAGATATACCTCCTAGTGTGTTATCAACTTCCCACGAAACAACCGTACCCACGTCGTCCTTTGCTCTTACGTCTATGTCATAATCGTACGAAGTGAGTATTTGGAATGTTCTACCTTGTCCTCCTAGGTTTGTTAACTCCCCTGTAAGAACATCGTATTGGCTTTGAGGATCTTCTAAAATAGTATCAAGAACTACTTTACTTCCAGCATTTAGACAATAGTCGTTTATTGCGTTTGCGCTCGTGAAGTCTAGTACTGGTATCCATCCAAATGGATATGTAGGCATTTGTGTTTCGTCAATCAAATACGTATCACTAGCCAAAGTACCGCGAACCGTGTACGACTGTTTGAGAAATTGGCTGATACTATCATCTCCATTTTTACCGTTGTACGGTATAATACGCTTGTCTATTTGCAGTGTGCTTTCGTCATATTGGTCGAACGTAAAGCTGTAACCGTTTGACGCAAATATTTTCTTCCAATATTCCCACTCGTATATTGCAGGCTTGAAATCTCTAAGCGTGTAAATATTATCTTGCTTTGCGTATTGTGGATATGTGTACCCTTCGGTATTACTCCATGAAGCAATGATATTTGTACGGTTAAACGTATGCGATAACTCGGGAAATGATAAGTCCGTAAGTTCCTTGTCTCCCATCTTATTAAAGAAATTGGAAACCTGATCGAACACAACTATCTTATATTTCAATCGCTTGCCGTTGGTCGCTCGGTTCTCATTGACGCGAATAACCTCTTTAAGCTGAATAAACCCCTCAAAGTTTTCTACTCCATTTTGAATAACGGAGCAAATCGTTTTTTTGTTACGGTCAAATTTATTGTTAGATAGGTCTATGTCAAAGTACGAACCTAATAGCGTCGTATTGTTCTCTGTGCCGTCTATCTCTATAACTTTCGAGAATCCTCCAGAGCGTTTGCCTTGCGATGTAATCTCCTTAACCGACAAAGTAATAGGGAAGTCCGTACCCTTTGGAAGCGTTAAAAACCCTGTTGATAATTGTATTCTAGTGCTATCCATTTACTTCATCTTGTACTGACATTCTAAACTCAATAGAAACCTTTCTATTTCTTTGCGTGCGTTTCTTGTGTAATGGTTGGGAAGTGCTTAGTATCTCAATCGCCTGCCAATCCCCCCCGTTAATAGATACATAAGCCTGTGGGGTGCTTAGTAGCTCCCTCATATATTGCGATTCCGTTTCACTTAATATTCCAGTGGAAACCTTGTAAGAAATACTCTCGTTAACATCGTAAGACTGTACGCCCTTATCTGTTGTTTCGTATCCCCAAGCGTCATCCGTAACCGTTCCGTATTTCGTTTGTATGTTTTGGCGGTTTACTGTTTGCGTTAGATAGTCGCCTTTGTTAAATGGTATGGTAACCCAACTACTCAAACGATCTAAAAAACAAATATCGTAAGTGGTATATAGGTCACATTCACCATATAAATTAACTGTTTTTATTTCGCTTTTAATCACTCCAACAATCCCCGAAATCTGTTGAACAGATACCGTGTAACTATCTACCGTTGACAAATCCAATCCGCCCGCAAATGGAATCCATGATCCACCGCTAAAAGTATCTTCGATAGTTGCATCGCTTGGAAGTATGTTTATGCTTACAATATCTGTAAGACTAGATAGTGAGTAGCGATAAGACACCAAGTCAACAATAAACACAACGTAATAATTCGAAGCGGATAAAACGTCCCCAGCGAACCACGTAGGCATATTACGAGAGATTCTAGCCTCATTCGGTAGGGTTGTTAGGAATTGTTTACCGCTCCCGTTTAATTGATAGTTTGAATAATCGTATGTGCTAAAGTTAATGAAACCTAGTGCGCCTTTAAACGCTTGGAAAGGTGCGCCCGATAAAGCTGGGAACACACTTTTTAAACCGTCTGCATAGGTTACAACACCCGCAGAAGTTGCGCCCGAACCTATCCAAGTTAGATCGAACACCGTGTAATATACTCCCGTATCTAAAAATACATCGAGTACCGTATGAATACCTTCTAATTCATTTCTAAAAGCTGGGGTATCTGCTTGCGCCACATTTACAACATCTCCCGCACTAAAGCCTGGGTTTGTTGCTCCGTGAGATAACATTGTTCGGGATATTCCACTAGGGTTAACCGAGGGGTCTGATACGTTTGGCCATGTGCCCGAACCCGCAAAACCGTAATCTGTAAACGCTACATTTACAAAGTACTCTTCCGCTACATTTACACGGTACTTGGTTTGATGTCCGTCTGGGTTGTATACTTTCGAGGTTTGGAAGTCATTAAACATAGTGGACTGTATAATCTTTCGAATATCAACCTCACCGTATCCACTAACGGGAATAGGTTTTAATTTATACGTTACTATCACATCGCTGCTAGCATCCTCTACAACATCGACGATATAACGGAAACCCTCCTCTGTCTTATTGGTGCTATCAAAATACCAATACATAGGATTGTATGCGGGGGTTAATGCTTGCGGGCTATCTATTACGGTTATTGCCATTACTTAAATTGTTCGTCTATTCTATACTCAAATATTGTCGCTACTACTTTCTCTAACTGCTCTACCACTTTCGGACGAGCCATGAATGCCTTTGTAATATTTCTAGGTACTCTGCCACCTTTCCATTTACGTGCCTTCCTTTCATCTACAAATTTATAATATTCCGTTGATGAAATTTTAAGGCTAATATCGTCGTCTATGTCATCCCATCGTAGCTTTACAATCTTCGAGACGTTTCGCATACGCCCTGTATCAATGGCTTTTTGGCGTATTATTTCCTTTTTTAACTCGGTATTAAGCACCCTTGTTGCAGTTCCTAACCTTCGCCAAACGTCCTGTTTTGTTGCCATCTATTACTATATGTATTTTTTCTCATGGCTGTTACTAGGAATTTCGATATGTCTTTCTTGGGATTCTCATATCACTAGCCTTGGTTGGTCGGGGTCGCTCGTATTCGTTTGGAAGTAGTAGCGAATCCCGTCAATCGCGTGGTTGAAATTGTCAATCGGTTTGTTTAGGCTTACATTATTCTTGTCAACCGCCCATGTGTATTTAGCGAACTCATTGATAATATTTGTGGATTGTTCGGTAATTACTAAGTTCAATTCTTGCATACGTGACACGCCGAAAACAATACTATCCGCGCCCTTCTTTGCATCTTGAACCCTCCAACCGTATGTACGTAGTTCAGCGTTTGACTTCATTTCTGCGCTATCTCCTGTTATCGTTGTGTACTTGTCGCACCCTATTCGTTCCATTTTATCTGAAATGGCTCTATTCAAAAGTCCAGTTTCATAGATCAACTCATGCAGATACCATGTATTGTCAGCGTAATAAATAGCCGTCACCGCTGTGGGGTCGTTACGGTAGCCGTAATCTAAACCGTACCCCATTAAACGAGCGTGAGGCGGTATATCCTTGCAAGTCGTCCAATTCTCAAATACAACTCCATCCAATGCGCCAACCATTCCCAAACCGTATACGCGCCACTTATTCGCCCAATATTTCGATTTGATGTTGTCCTCTTTAAATAGCTTCTCAAATGGTAACGTAGGGTCGTGGAATCCCTTCTTTTTATAGTCTCGGATACTCTTAACCTCGGACGCTGGAAGATACTCGTTATCCTCAAACGTAAGCGTTAGAAAGTTGTTTTCGTTTATGTAATCGTCACCCCAAAATAGCTT